CTTCAACATTTTAGACATTTATTTCACGTTTTCTTGACAATAAGTAACCTGGGACTAAACTTAATAAATCGTCTGTTGGTCGGTCTAATGCCCCACCAACACGATTTCTAGTTTATTCTGTCCCAGCTTATTGTCCAAGAAACTTTCGCGACATAAAACGTGGACTTATCTTTGGTTTTATGCTAGACTAAGAGTAAGAAGAAGTTCTGTCAATTTTCATTGGCAACGAAAAAGCCCCTGCACTTTCCACTTTGCAAGGGACTTTTTTTTGCACTCTGGCGAGCGTTCGGGCTAGGACAGCTACTTTTATTATCGCTTATCTAGCCATTTTTCAACGTAATACAAGATAATTCCTGCAATTACATTGGCGATAACATTTAAGAGAAGTTCTATCACTTTCACTGACAACACCTCCTTTCGAAGGCTGTTTAGTAGTGCCTTCTCTTATTATATCAGATATTCAAAAGAAAAAAAGGCAGGTTAGAACCTGCCAAATATTTATTTTATAATATAATTTTGCTTGGTCTTGTTCCAAATCAAGACCTAATAAAGTTAAACATAAATATTTTGAGAGGAGGAAAAATTTATTACCTTGGCATAATTCCTAAATTTTCGATTTCATCTTTATACAAATATCTAGAACGTCCATTATTATCAGTATACGTTCTTACATATTTCACCCATCTAAACTTACGCTTCATTGGCTTAAAGCCATTATATGTAAAATTGTCATATTGAATAGGTCCATAACTATACGGTACCCAAGGTGAATAAGTGTCAGCTTCAGTTTTTTCACTAAAATACATAAGACCACCTAATACAGCAACTGAACCTAAAAATAAAATAATATATTTTTTTATTCTTTTAAATATCTTCTTCATATCAAAGTCCTCCTTATTATTATTTCAGACCCTCTCAAAATAAACAAAGTATATTTCATAAAAATAATAACATATATATCAAAAAAAAAAAGACTATTTTTTCAAAAATATTTATGGTATAATAAAAGAGTTGGGGCTTTTAAACCAACTCTTATTTAATGATATAATTTTGTTTAGTTGCGTTCCATATCGCAACTATTTTTGTTCCTGATGATAGGTCATCATTTTCATCTGCAGTATGCACTAAATCACCATTTTCCGCATCATCAAGGGCTAATTTTTTCTTGATTTCTTTAAACACTCCGCCATAGCCTAATTGTCGTTTGCGATACAAGCCATTATATAAATCATCTACAACTTGAGCGTTCTCCATACTCAATTCAAAGGGTTTAGTGGGGTATTTTGCCGTTTCTAGGATTGCCCCTTTTAGTCCTTTTCCTTGTTCTTTGACCGCTCGAATATCGACTAAAGGAATATAGTCGACCTTGAGTGATTGCGCCCACATCTGCCCCCAGTCTTCTTGAGAAATATAGCTACCGCCCTTAAAATAACCAGGCTTAACCATCATCAAAACATGAATATGGGGATGATAGGTATTTTCTGCTTCATTATGCGTTACCTCAACTGAACGAAGATAACCTAATAAATTTTTTTGGACTTTCGCACGTTTAAACAAACGGTCAAATGATTTTGTCAATGAACTAATCGTAGTATTAAGTTCTGATCCTGGAACATTTTTTACGGTCAAGGTTAAAAAGAGAAAGCGCCCTTTTGGATATTGGATCATAGCTTCATCAACTATTCTTGACGTTTGATAAGAATATTTCATGGACCGCCTCCAGTTACACAATGGGCATAATTTATTTTTACAAAAATAAGATTGATATAACTTCAAGTTCCCATCAGCTTGTTGTATAAATTTCAAAACATCACAACAAGCTGAAACACGTTCGACCATCGTCTCTTTATACTGCAATTGCTCAAATATATCAGCTAGCTTCAAAGACAGAATTTTCCGTTCTTTCCAACGTCTATCTTTTCCCTTTTTGTTCTTATCGACAAGTATTTGCCCTTGATTTAATACCTCTTCCATGATATAATAAACCTACCTAAATGTAATTACACAAAAAAGTTCTTGCTTTTACAATAAGCCTTTCATAATTTATAGATTGGACACCTTAAATTATACCACAAGCTTTGACTAAAAACAAGGTCTTTTTTTGTGCCACAAACTCAGTATTACCAATGGTTTCACCCACTTTTAAGGTGATTTTTTTGCCCGTGAGTTATTTCTTACTAGTATCAAGATAAGAAGAAACCCACGAAGTGGGTTTCTCAAAGGGGCTTTCAGCCCCTTTTTCAACCCTTAATTTCTTTTGCCATTCTCTCTATTTTGGCGTAACTATCAAACTTTTCACGTAATTTTTTATTCTGAACAAAACTACGTCGCCACAACCTACGAATCTTCGCTTTAGCTTCAGGTCTTTCACAGACTGCATTATAATCTTCAGCATCGAATGCCCTGGTAAACGTCCAACGTCCTCCCACTGTCTGACATTCTACAACCTCATAAGTTTGTTCTCTAAGCTGCTTAACGACCCTGGTAAATACCTGGGAAGTTCCAACAATCTTTATCCGTTGTTTTCTTTGTTGAGTGATTTCTGCAAGAAGTCCTTCAGGGAATTTTTGCCAAGCAGATGAATTATACTCATTTTGTATTTCATCAATCGCAAAAATGACCCCTTTCAACCCATTACGAATTTCAAAAATCTGTTGCCAACTGGTCATCTCTAAATCTTGATGAATATATCCAAAATTCGTAACAATTAAAGCTTCTGGATACAATTTCCTCATTCGTTCCAAATACTCTGTCATAGCCATTGTTTTTCCGCCACCTTGACGACCACAATAAAGAGTAAGACCGTATTCTTTAAACTCTCGACCATTCTTGATACGTTGAACCATATCATAAACTAATGACCCAAAGGGCTTTTCTGATAATGTTTCAAATTGCCCTTTTACTCGATTTCCTTTTTTCTTCAAAATCTTCAACCAATGCCAAGCGGTGGGGCGCAAGTCCGCAAATGCGGACTTTTTCGCCCTCCGCTTTGTCCTTTCTTGATATTTTTAATTTAAAAACGGCACTCGATGTATAATCCAATTTATTCCCTTAATCAGGAAAAGCCCTATATAAAAGCTTGAAATCAATCCAATGCAAATAAATAAATCATTAAACGGAACAAATGGAGATGCCTCATACAATACGCTTGAAATACTATCAAAGACAATACAAATTTATTGATAAACTGAAAAGATGGAAACAAACTAATCAACCATTCCAAAATACCAAATAACATTCCTAACAATCCTTGTACCATGTCCTAATCCTCCGCTACCTTATGGAACCTTCTCACAAAGAATAAGGCCAATAGAACATAAAAAACAGCTTTAATAAATACCTTGATTGGCTTCGCTAGTCTAGTAGCTACCGAGCCATCTAATATGACAAAATCTTGCCCTAACAAACTAATATGCATATCAGAAAAATCATCTTTTTCTCCAATGCTATATTCAAGCGGTTCTATATTTGGAAATTTAGACCTAAAAGCACATTCAAACTATTAACCCGCTCTTTCAACCATGCTCCATCTATTCCAAACGCCCATGTTAAAGCTGCTTTAAATGCATCTGCAATAGTCGCTCCTATACTTCCTATAGCCGCTGGTATACTTGTAATAGCCTGCCAAATTTTCACCAACCATTCAACAATTGCCCTGGAATTGCTCCAATAGCTTGCAAAATTTTAGCTAACCAATCCCATAAAGCTTTCAAACCGTCTAATATAGCCCCAGGAATGCTTAAAATCGCATCTAAGAGCTTTTTCAACCATTCCCATAGTTTTGCCAACCAATCTAAACCAAGGCCTGTAGAAGCCCCTGTAGCTGTCATAGAATTTGCTCCGGTTAATGTAACAGTTCCAGCTTGAGCACCGACTGCTGAACCTGCTCGAATTCTTTCCAGTTCCTGTACGGTGGGTACTAAAGTAGTTCCATCTACTCTAGCTTTAGGATCAAATTTTACTGTTGTTGTCGGAAGGAAAAGCTGTATCAATATAATCGTTTATTTTCCCTTCTGAAATAGCTCCAACTTTTAAATCGGTAACAGGAACATTTGTCCAATATCAGTCCTAGGTATAGTAACACGCGTTATAGTAACTTCTGTAGGAGTATTTACAGAAAATCTCAAATCAGTCGGAATAACTTTTTCTATATTTGAAAAAGACCTAGAAACTTTTATGACATCGCCATTTCCATTTGTCTCAACATTTAATTGCCCACTCACACCTTGCAGAATTACACTTGAAGAATAAAGAGAGGGTTAAATTTATCAGGCAAAGGCAAAATTTCCATAGATACGGACAAAGAAGTACCCAAAAAATCAGTTTCTGGATTATATTTAATATTTCTAAAATACTTCCCTTTTTCTAAATTTCCTGTAAATATATTTCTACCTTCTGGAAACACTAGGACATAGCCAGCATTGATTTTATGACTGCCTAATAAAACTCTAAAACCATTTGAATAAGTGTACGAATTTTTATCAATGTATCTAGAAATACTATTTTTTTCTCCTACAGATGCCTTCTTAACTGCCTTTTTAAAAGTCGCATCAATTTTAACAGAGGTACCAGATACAAATTCGTCCACCGAATGACCAGCTATTTCTAATTGTTCAACAACGGCAGCACCGAAAGCTGAAATGTCATCCCAATTCGTAATTGTATAGCCCAAAAGTAAAGCTGCCGCTAACCCAACTAAGACAACTGGCCAAATTTCAGGATTGAGCGCAATCAATGTCATACCTCCAAAAGATGCCACTCCAGCATCAGCTTTAACTGGTTTTGGTCGATAAGCTAAATTAAAAATCAAAAGGATAATACAAAATAATATTTTTATTTTTTTAAACTTTTTCATAAATCACCATTTCAAAAAAACACCTGTTTCCAAGTGTTTTTTCAACTAGAAGAATTTTTTTAACGTCTTAACAGTAAAGCCAACCGCCATACTAACTCCAAGCATAGTAGCACCTACTGGTAAAACTGCTGGAACTGCTTGCATTACTGCATCCTTCACTGGTGCTAACAATTCTGCTGTAATCATACGATTATCCTCCTTTCTTTGGTATAGTTTAACGTCCCTACCAAGAGACAAAGGAGGCTCTATAAAAATTGCTTTAATAAATGATGGAGGAAAAGAAATAATAATAAAGCAGGGATAATCAAGATTCCATAAAATGCTACTACACTTGTCTGAAAATGGTAATGATCATAATCTTTTTGGATTTGTGTCACTAATTTTTTGACCTGTTCCGTAGTTTCAGCTGTTTTCAACTCATCATAACTAGAATTTAATTTTTCTAATTCTTTCAAAATAGCATCATCAGAAGATGGTGGTTGTTCTTGAATAACTTTTGTAAGATTTTCTAAAGCCAACAAACTCTTTTCTTCTGTTGTTTGTTCTCCTGATTCAATTCTTGCTTTTTCTTTCTCTTCTAGTTGCTTATCTTTTTCTGTTTGTCGCTTTTCGGAATCAGAAAAATTGACTAATCTTTTTTAATTCTAAAAGAACTTGTTCAGATTTCTTTGTCTGTTCATCAAGTCTATCTAAAATCGCTTTGTTATAAGCAATAAAATCTTCGTTAGATACTCCATCCATATCTTTAACCGGCTAAGTCAAGTACAGCTACATCACTAAATTTTTCAAAGGAAACTTTCTTAGTTGCGATATTAACGGTCATGTGCATTTTTGCACGTGCTGGTAAAGGAGTTTGAGCAATCTCCGCAAACTGTTCAGGGGTTAGAGAATATTTTACTGGAATCAATCCGCTGGTATTCAACGGATCAACATTCGTTAATGGCAATACGTGACAAGATACACCTGTAATCTGTTTTCCTGTCCGTTCATCTGTAAAATCATAAGGTCGTGCGCCAAGAATAATGACTTCATTTTTCATTTTTTTACCTCCGTTTTTTTCCTGGTCACTTTATTTATTCGTGTTTGCTAAAAAAAAAAAGCAAAAAGAAAATAAATTTCCTTTTTGCTTCTAACTTTGATTC